ATAGCACATTCAACTGGTACAACTAACCCACCACAATTTAAGCATACTCTCCTTGGCTCTATTTCATTTGTATAAAATAGGGAAAATATATAACCTCTTTTGCTAGCATCTTTAATTAATTTGTCACAACATTTTAGCTCCCATTGATTAGGTATGCCATAGAAAAATTGTTCCATTTTTATTAAAAGTACATTAATTTATTTTTTATCAATTTTTCACCCAATCTTTTGTTTAATTTTACAGGTGAAAATTTATGAAAAAATTGAAAATTTAAAGAGAAAACACTTTAAATAGTAAAATGGAGAACCTTAGAGGAAATTTATCTCTAAAACCATCAAACAAAACAGATTTTATATTTCAAGCCCTAGAATGGACTGCTGAAGATATTGTTGACGAAGAGGAAGATGTTGATTCGGAGGATGAAGGACCAAAAGCTCAAGCGGATGGATTTTATACTGTACGTGCGTATGGTATGAATGAAAAATCGGAGAGTGTTGCATTGAAAATAAGGAATTTTTGTCCTTATTTCTATGTGAAAGTACCTTTTGAAGCTCAAGAAAAATTCAACAATAAATGTCTTCGTTTATTAGTATTATATATCAAAGAGAAAGTATATAAAAAATTTCAAAATTCATTGTTAGAGAGTGAAATTGTTTTAAGAAAAGAATTTTACGGTTTTACAAATGAAGAAAAAATTAAATTTGTAAGATTTCGATTTCAAAGTTTAAGCGCTTCCAGAGCATATTCGAAAGTATTCCAAGAGAAGATTCGAATTACAATGGTTAGTAATCACGACTTATATTATCAATTATATGAGAGCAATATTGACCCAATTTTACGATTGTGCCATATTCAAGAAGTGAAACCAGTTGGTTGGGTAAAACTCAAAGCTGGAGAATACACAGTCATTCCAAAAGCAGGCAAAGAGACAAAATGCAATTACGAATTTATTTGTGAGTGGAATAAAATTGGACCAGCTGTTAATCCTAACATTGGTCCAATGATTGTCGCCTCTTTTGATATTGAGTGTGTAAGTTTGGATGGAAGTTTCCCCAAAGCAGAGCGTGAAGGAGATCGTATTATTCAAATTGGAACAACTGCTCACTATCACGGTCAAAAAAATGTATTCATCAAGCATATTATTACTTTAGGACAGTGTAACCCAATTGAGGGTGTTATTGTTGAAAGTTACGATACGGAGGAAGAGGTTTTATTGGCTTGGACGAAATTTATTACTTTACTGGATCCTGATATTATTACCGGATATAACATATGGGGTTTTGATTTGAAATATTTGTATGATAGGTCAGTTTTACTTGGAATTATGGATGAATTTTGCCAACTTGGAAGAATTCGAACTAAGACAAGTGTATTGGTTGAAAAACAATTACAAAGCTCTGCTTTGGGTCAAAATTTCTTTTATATTTTGGAGATGGAAGGTCGAGTACAGGTCGATATTATGAAAGTCGTTCAACGTGACTACAAATTAGACATGTATAAATTAGATTTCGTAGCAGAGACATTTTTGAAATCAAATAAGGTTGATTTAAGTCCAAAACAATTATTTGCGAAGTATAAAGCAGGTGGAGCAGAGAATATTTGTGAAATTGCTGTATATTGCGTACAAGATTGTGAACTTTGTAATCGTTTGATGAACAAACTGGAAATAATTACAAATAATGTTGGTATGGGCAATGTTTGCCACGTTCCATTTTATTGGTTATTTTTGAGAGGTCAAGGTGTGAAAATCTACAGTCTCGTTTCTAGGCAATGCCGAAAAGAAGGTTTTCTTTTAAAGGTGTTGAAGAAAGGAGCTGACGAAGATAAAGGTTATGAAGGTGCGGTTGTTTTAGTCGCAACACCTGGCATTTATATGGTACCAGTATCTGTGAATGATTTTGCGTCTCTATATCCCAGTAGTATGATTAGTGAGAACATTAGCCATGATAGTATCGTTTTTTACAAAGTGATTGACAATGATGAGAATGTTATCAATATGCATTACGACAAACCTGGATGGTTTTCAATGAATCGATTTAGAGAATATGATAAATTAGGAACACTCGATGATGAATTGAAAAAATTGGGATATAAGACCAATTACATTGAGAGTATTAATTATGAAGGCTTTTATGGTGATTTAACCAAAAAAGCGGATGATGAAGATTATGAATACCAAACAACAGATGCTGGCAAGAAAATTCTTGGCAAAACGATTTGTTGTTATGTGGAAAAAGATCTTCAAGGAGGTCGAGAAGAGAAGTCAGTTATACCCCGTATTCTCGAGAATTTATTATGGGAAAGACGTGTTACACGTGCTTCCGCATTCTACGAGGAATTTCATATGAAAGATGGGACAATAATTGATGGGAATCTTGCTGGACCAAAAGAGGACGAAGAGTTCTATTATGTTGCGGAATACAAACAAAAGCCAAAACAAGTTAGAAAAGCTGATGTTGTTGAAAGGAAGGAAAAATTTAATTCTTTTCAACAATCAGTTTTAGATGGTTTACAGCTAGCGTTCAAAGTAACAGCTAACTCATTGTATGGTCAAGTTGGTGCGCCAACTAGTCCAATTTATTTCAAGGAGTTAGCTTCGAGCACAACTGCAACTGGAAGGAAATTATTGAAGATGGCAAAAGATATTGCGGAAGAGAATTTCCCAGGTGCGACTTGTGTGTATGGTGACTCTGTCACAGGTGATACACCACTAATTTTGCGTGATTCTAATGGGAATGTAGTTATCAAGACTATTGAATCATTATCAGATGAGTGGTCTGCATACGAAGAATTTAAAGCTGGCGAGAGTAATAGGAAAGAAAAGCAACAAGCGATATGTGGTCTAGAAATTTGGGTCACTGATCACTGGGCTAAAATCAATCGTGTTATTCGCCACAAGACTAAAAAACGTATTTTTAGAATTAATACTCATGTTGGTTGCGTTGATGTCACTGAGGATCATTCTTTATTGAATGAACTTGGTGAAATAATTAAACCAGGTGAATGTATTGAAGGAAAAACACAATTATTACATGGATTTCCAAGTGAATTTGGTGGAAATAATGTAACAAAAACTGGCAAAATATCAAATGTTATATTGAATAACAATTTTGAGGACAGATTAAGATTTGTCAATCATTATTTTGTTAAAGACCAAGGAAGATACATAGTAACTACTCGAGATAAAATAGCTGCTCAACAATTCTATTACTTATTGAAAAGTGTGGGATTTGAGGCAACTGTTGATGCGATTGGAAATTATTATGTTATTGAAAAATTAGAGAAATTACCAGAGAAATGTCAAATTATTCGTAGAAAATACGATCTGGGATATATTTCAGATAATGAATTTGTTTATGATATTGAAACTACTTCTGGTAGATTTAATGGAGGAATTGGTCAAATTACATTGAAAAACACAGATAGTGTCTTCCTAACCTTCAACAAATACTGGGAAAATGTTCTTGGTTTGAAATTAGAAGGAAAAGCTGCATTGGAGAAATCCATTGAGCTTTGTAAGCAAGCCGGTAAAATGGTTACGGCTGCATTAAAGAAGCCACACGATTTAGAGTATGAGAAAACATTTTTTCCATTTATTCAATTAGCGAAGAAGAGATATGTTGGAAACCTTTATGAGGATGATCCAGATCATTTCAAGCAAAAATCTATGGGTATTGTTCTCAAAAGAAGAGATAATGCACCTATAGTGAAAGATATTTATGGAGGAATTGTAGATATTATTTTAAATCAAAGAGATGTCAAAGCAGCTGTTCAATTTTTTAGGAATTCTGTTAGAGAATTGTTAGAAGGAAAAGCTGATTTGAGTAAATTAGTCATCACAAAGACATTGAGAGCGGAATATAAAAATCCCGACTCAATTGCTCACAAGGCATTAGCCGACAGGATGACAGAGAGAGATCCTGGTAATAAACCTCAATCAAATGACCGTATCCCGTTTATTTTTATTCAAACGAAGGCGGCGAAAGGAGAGAAGGTATTACAAGGTGACAAAGTCGAACACCCTGATTATATCAAGGCGAATTTAGACAAATGCAAACCAGATTTCCTGTATTATTTGGACCATCAAATTAAAGTCCCTTGCATCCAATTATTGGCTCTTGCCCTGGAAGATTTGAATGGATACCGTGCTAATTGGATGGATATGTCAATTATCAATCGAATGAAAGAAAAAGGCAAGAATGAATCTGAGATTAATGTGAAAATTATGGCATTGAGAGAACAAGAAGCCGAGAAATTATTGATTGGAGATATATTAAGAATCTACAATAATAAGCAAGGCAACAATTCAATGATTACTGATTTTTTTACTAGGAGATCTGGTCCAGCACCAATTGATGATGATTTAATGGATTTAGTCGCGAAAAAAACGGAAACTATTGGAATCGATAAAATCAAGGAAATTTCAAAAAACAAGAAGGAAGAAGCTCCAAAATTGGAAGAGAAAATTCTCCAACCTCCTGCTGAAGCAATCAAAAAGATTGCTAAAATGAAGCAACAACAAGTTGAGGAAAAAGTTACTAAGAAAAAGAAATCTACTCCTCAAAAAAGTGAAGAGGAAATTGAAGAAGAAAAAAGAATTAAAGCTGATGCACAAAAAGTCGCGAGAAAGCAAAAAGTCGATCTACTACTTAAGAGCGCACGTAAAGCTTAAATTTATTATAAATTAGTCAACACTTTGAATTTCTCCTTCGTCACAATTAGTGTTGCAGCATCCACCTTCTTCACTGTTGCAACACCCTCCTTCTTCATTGTTGCAACATCCTCCTTCTTCATTGTTGCAACATCCACCTTCTTCATTGTTGCAACAACCACCAGGATTAAAATTCTCACCTATATCTCTTCCAACAAAATCACTTCTATCCATACCTCCCATCATACTACTCATATCCATACCTTGCATACCTCCCATTCCAGCCATACTTCTCTTTTGCATCATTCTAGCCATTGACATATTTTCCTCATCATCATCATCATCGTCTTCCCAAAGGTCCCAGTTTACTTTGATATTATTTTTATATAATGTCTTATCTTTTTGGAGAGAGATCCAAGGATTCGGCTCAACTTTAGTCAAAATAATCTTTATACCACTATCAAGAACAGTATAAGCGGATTCTTCTTTTACTACTTCATTGGATAATTCAAATTCAATTTCGTAATTCTTTTCATCACTCAATCCATTAAATTTAAAATGGGTGGAGGTAATACCAATAGTTTCATTGGAGACATTCTTGAGATTAATCAAGAAATGAATGTGTCCATGAGTTTGGTGCCAAAGAAGTGTTGGAATCATTATTAAGTATTATAAAAAAGATATCTTTAAATATAATATAATGAATAACACAAAAGCAATTTCCTCTAATTTAGTTGTTATTTTTGGCAATAACAAAATTAGCAATGGAGAATTTTTGAGATTAAAAGAAGTCCAAACTCAACCGAAGATTGGGTTTAAGTTAGAACCAAATAAAATATACACTTTTGTCATAGTTGATCCAGATACTCCAAAGGGATATCATATTCATCAATGCACTTATAATTTATCAATTAATAGTAAGATTAAACCAGTCCAATATTACATTTATGCTCCACCTTCTCCACCACCTGGAACAGGTCCTAACAAAGATGGAAAGCATCGATATTATTGTATAATGTACGAACAAGATGGTAAAATAGAGGGGAGAAAAGAAATGCTAGGGAGAGCTTTCGAAGATTATGACGATTTCAAAAAATTATTGGGAGTTCCTTTAAAAGCAGTTTCTTATAAATACTTTGTTTGTAAAAATGGTAACTAAAAATTGATTTATTATTAGATTGGATAGCTAATAATAAAAATGTACTACTTGATAAGTAAAAATGGAATAAAAGTTCCAATGAATTTAAATTGGTACGAAGACTTTGAAAAAATTAAATGGAACGAGAATGAATCTATCATTTTTCACGATGAAAGTGGAACAACCCAAATTAAGGTAATTCCTGGAAGAGTCCAAGGTGAAAGATCTTGGGTTTACATTAGAATGTCTGGAAATGTAAAAGATGTTGGAAGTATTATTCAGAGTAATTGATGGAATCCAAATTTCTAACAGGATTATTGCGAATAGCTTTAGTTAAGCTAGTTTCTCCATCACTATGTTGTGTAAGAAGAATATTGACATTTTCATAAATTGTTCCAATTTCTCCACCAGCTACTGTTAATTCCTTCCAAAATGTATTATTATAAAAGAAGCAAAGAGTTGGCATTGCTGTAATGTTAAAAGCATCTGCTATTTTGGGATATCTTTCGACATTTATTTGAATTACTAAGCATCTATTCAAAAAGTACTTCTCCATATCAATCAACAAAGGAGTTAGAAGTTGACAAGGAGTGCACCAATTAGCGAAAAAGTCCAATACTACAACTCTTTTCTCTTTTTCTATTATAAATCTAAGCTGATCTAAATCATCGACGTTATTAATCATAATATAAGAATATATTTATTTTTTTATATTCCTAATTTCTTCTTCAATCTTATTAAATAATTCTTTATTCTTTCTGGGCGTGTTGATTAACATTAATTCAATAGCAGTGTATATTTTACTATAATATGGCTTCGCATATTTCTTTTGGTAAGGTGTTATCTCGTTATCGTAAATTATGAAAGAGAGATAATAATCTATATTCTCGGAGAATTCATTATAATTTTTTATAAGATTACCTGGAATAGTATCATTAAAGTTTTCCACCTCCATATCAACAATGTCTTTATATGTTCGCAGCAATGTTTGAATAACAGTTTCTTTCGATTCGATCACCCAATTTTTGCCATTGTATATTTCTAAGTGAACACTCTTGGGATTCTTTATTCTAACATTATTATATCTAGGTTCCAATTGATTAAAATGATAGCTCTCTATGAAATCAGGGATGCCCTTGTAAGGATTTTTGATACAATTGGATATTAAAACAGGATCGCAATTGGAGAATTTCTCTGTCCCAAAAATAAATAAATAATTATCTCCAAATAATCCCATATACTTGCTTCTTAAAAATTTATTCTCCAGGTATAAATTTTCCAATTCTTTATCCAACATCCCAATCAAGTTAATATATTTCTTTCTAATGGCACAATTGGAATTCATGTGTCTATTTCGATGGCTATTGGAAAGAAATTTCTTGTTGCAATATACACAGTTAGGTTCATTAAATTCTTCGTTATAGATTGGAAGAGAGGGAAAATCCTTCGAAAAATTGGATAATAATTTATCAACATTCTCCTCTTCTATTGCTGGAATTATATTCATAGTTCCCTCCAATTTGTTAATTACCAATTTTGAAATACTTGTGCTAATACAGTTCTTTTTCTTTCTAATGTGATATAAGTAATTATGTTTATGATCAAAAATTCTATGGCATTTATCACAAGTGTATTCTACCATTTGATTATAATTGGATAAAAATTTTTAAGCCTTTTCATCAAATATAAAAAATTGAATTAAAAACAATTAGATATTATCATAAGAATATTAATTAATGGAATTGGATATTGATAAAGACCCCCAATTAAAGACTCTTGTAGGCTTTGGTCAAACAGGATTGGATAATTTGGGAAACACTTGTTTTTTAAATACAGCAATACAGTGTCTTAGTTCCATCAAAAATCTCACAGCATATTTTCTCAGTAATACTTACAGTGAAGACTTGAATATGGATAAAGCTGAGCATGAACTCGTCGAAGAGTATGCAAATTTAATTAAAGATATTTGGCGAGGAAATCGTAGAGTAAATCCTTCACATTTTAAAAAATGTTTGGGAAGATTTTATGATTCCTATGCTGGATTTCGACAAAATGATAGTGCGGAAGCCTATATAAAATTGATTGAATTACTACACGAGGGATTAAGCTATGAGGTTGAAATTGATGAACCCATTGGTGTCCATTCTATATCTGATCAAATTAATTTAGAAGCAATTAAAGTGTGGAGAGAAAATTACGAAAATAACTATTCAATTATTCTAAAAATGTTTTATGGTCAATTTTGGAATAGAGTTAAGTGCGATATGTGCAACACTATTTCAAGCAATTATGACCCATTTAGCATCATCAATTTGCCCATAAACGAAAATACAAATACAATATTTGATTGCATAAGTTATTATGTTTTGAGCGAAGATATGGATGATGACAATCTTATTCATTGTGAAAAATGTAATAAAAAATGTAGAGGCAAAAAGAAAAGCACAATTTGGAGAGTACCTCCAGTTTTAACATTTGGCTTCAATAGATTTGATGATAGAGGAAGAAAAATAGATAAATTAATTGAATTCCCAACTGGAAAATGTACTTTCTCTAATTTAGTTCAAAAACCATCTGATAAAAAAAATGTATATGAATTAGTTGCCGTAGGGAATCACGAAGGTGGTCTTAACGGTGGTCATTACTGGGCATATGGAAAAGGAACAAATGGGAATTGGTATGAGTACAATGATTCTAGAGTTAATGAAATAGATACATCAACTTTAGTGTCATCGAATGCATATTATATCATTTATATTAAAAGAGGGTTAACTATCAAAGAAACTATAATTTCTTGAAAATGAAATTTCCTTTTTTTCTATGTTATTATAAATTATGAATGTGAATGCTTATAAAAAAATTACAATTACAAATAGTAATAGTAAACCTGGATTTAATTTTGATGGATCATATTCAATATTGATGTTTTTTGTTTATTTAGTGGTTGCTTTTTTGGTTAGTTATATAACCGTTATGACCATAAAATATCTAAATACTGATTGTATTGACAAAAAATCTTGGTTTAGATATGTTTTTAGTTTTTGCTATAAAGACGTTTGTAAACCACCAAGATATCAAATAATAAATAATGTTAATGTTAAGAACAGCATTGCTCCAAGTGCAGCACTTCCATTTGCAAAAGCGATGGGATTAGATAATATTCCACTCGCTAATTATTCAAGTAATGTTACTAGTTATAATAAGAACCCATCAATTGAATATAATGTAGAAAAACTCAAGGAGAAACCCCAAGTTTTCCATATTTCCAATCAGGATTATTCATATCAACAAGCTAAATGTAAGTGTGCCAGCTATAAGGCTAAATTAGCTACATATGCACAGGTAGTTGATGCTTATAACAAGGGGGCAGAATGGTGCAGTTATGGTTGGAGTGAAGGTCAAAATGCATATTATCCAACGCAAAAATGTAATTGGATGAAGAAGACAGCAGAGGAGAAGAAAGCTTGCGGTAAACCAGGAATTAATGGTGGATTTTTTGGTGATCCCAATTTGAAATTTGGTGTTAACTGCTATGGAAAGAAACCAAAAGGAAAAGTAATTAAAATGGCTGAAGATCAACAATGTAATTATTGTGAAGTACAACCAGATTACGCAGCAAGAAATCGATTGGATACCGACCAAATCGCACCTTTTAATTCCACTAAGTGGTCAGTATAATTCGTGTTCATTTTATTTAAATAATATTTATTTAAATAATGTGTGGTATAATAGGATTTATAGGTAAAACAAATAGTATTCCATTTATGTTGATGGGTTTGAAATTATTACAAAATAGGGGATATGATAGTGCTGGAATTAGTGTTTTTGAAGATGATAAAATTAGAATATTAAAATATGCTTCAACAAATGAAATTGATTCTATAAAAAATTTAGAACAAAATATAAGTCTCTTACCGGAGTCAAGTTGTGGAATAGCTCATACAAGATGGGCAACACATGGTAAGAAAACAGATGAGAATGCCCATCCTCATTTATCTATGAATGGTGTTGTTTCCGTTGTTCACAATGGAATCATTGAAAATTATTTAGAAATCAAATCATTTTTAGAAAAGAAGGGTTATATTTTTAAGAGTCAAACAGATACAGAAGTCATCGCTCAATTATTGGAATATTTTTTATGTAAGAAGGATTTATTTGAGAGCATTGAGGATTTATGCAATACTTTACATGGTACTTGGGCTTGTCTTATACAAACTACCAAATATCCCAATCATTTGATTGCATTAAAAAATGGTAGTCCTTTATTATTTGCTAAAAATGAATTGGGATATTTTTTCACATCTGAGGTATCTGGTTTTCAAAATCAAGTTGATGATTATATTCCAATCAATGATAAAGCTTATTATATTATCGATTATTCCAATGAAAAGATATTCACCAAACAGCTACCTCATGGGGTTGATTTCGATGAATTATCTCAAAATCAAAAACTTCTTCCAATCGACAAACAATTAATAGATTTATCCCCTGATCCTTATCCTCATTGGATGTTGAAAGAAATACATGATCAAATTGATAGTTGTTTAAGGGCAATCAATTATGGTGGAAGATTGGGAGGGGAATTGGGGATTAAATTGGGAGGATTGGAAGCGCACAAGAATGAATTATTCCATTATAACAAGGTTTGTTTTTTGGCTTGTGGTACTTCATATCATGCTGGACTATTTGGTAGTATTATTTTTACTAAATTTGGGATATTTGAATCAGTAAAAGTGAATGATGCTAGCGAATTTTATGAATATAACTACGAAAAGAAAACATTATATATTGTTCTATCCCAATCAGGTGAAACCAAAAATGTTCACAGGGCGATGGAAATAATTAAAAAGAAAGGAGGAGATGTCTTATCGATTGTGAACGTTGTTGAATCTTTGATAGCTAGAGAGGCTTTATGTGGTGTTTACATAAATGCAGGGAGTGAAAAAGCGGTTGCTTCTACTAAGAGTTTTACCAATCAAGTATTAGTATTAACATTAGTTGCAATGTGGTGGTATAAAAACTCTCAAAATGTTGAGAAGAATGAGTATAGGGATAAGATATTTGAGAATTTAAGATTGGATTTACAAGATATGCCAAACGCAATCAAGAGTACGATTGAAAATAATATTGATAATATTAAACATTTGGCTAAAAATTTATCCAATCATAAACATATTTTTATTTTAGGAAGAGGTCTTCTCTATCCAATCGCATTGGAAGGTTCTCTTAAAATTAAAGAAGTTTCTTATATTCACGCAGAGGGTTTTTGTGGAGGGGCATTAAAACATGGTCCATTCGCTTTGATTGAAGAAGGAACTCCAATTTTTATTTTATCCAATTATGACACACATTCAACTAGGATGGAAAGTGCAGGTGAAGAGGTTACGTGCAGAGGTGCTCATACTATTTTAATTACTAATAACAAGGAAAAATTATTCAAATCCAACATTTACAAAGATGTTATAGAAATTCCAAGAATGAAGGTTCTCTCTAGTTTATTAACAGTGGTACCATTGCAGATATTATCTTATGAGATTGGAATCTTAAAAGGAATTACTGTTGATCAACCCAAATCATTGGCAAAAGTAGTCACAGTAGATGGCTAATATTATTTTCTAGAATATTATTATGCAATACAAAATTTTATCAATAGAGGGAGGAGGAATCTTAGGAGTAAAATTTTTGATTGGACTTTTAAAATTATCGAAAGAATATGACAAGAAAAATATTGATTTATTAAATATATTTGATGTATTTACTGGTGTTTCATCTGGTGCTATTATTTCATCTGGATTAGCATTAAGAGAAAAGATATTAGCAAATATAGCAAAGACAGATGATAAGTTGATGACTGATATTTTAATAAGATGTGACTACCCTCAAAAAGACTTCAAAATGATAAAACAAAAACTAATAAATCAAAAAATGAATTGTTCCACTATTATTATTGAATTTTTGATTCATTTATTTAAAAATAAAGCCAAAGAAATTTTTGTCTTAAATGCCAATAGAACATCCATATTAAATTCAAAATATACAGGAGACAAAATAAAAGTTTTCAAAAAATATATAAATTACGATTTGAAAGATATACCTAAAAACAGGTTTCTTATTTTGAAAACTTTTAATGTAATTGACATGTGTATCAATGTTTTTTCCAATTTTGGAAAGGATAATAATGGAAATAAATATTCGACTAATGTAGCGCAAATAATTGATTGGTCAAGCAATGCCCCAACTTATTTTCCAAATAATGGGGTTCAAATTGATGGAGGGAATTTTATTAATAGCACTTTTTACTCAGAGAAGAATTTATTCAAGGATCACGATTTTATTATCTTTTCTATTGGATCAAAAATTAGTAAATTAAAGATTCCAATAAAGAATCAAGATTATCAATGGGTTGGAAATTTAGTTAACTTGCTTTATAATGTAGGAAAACAATTGGATAAATTAACAAATGATAAATATTTTCACCTTGGATTTGACCTTAAACATTACCAACTGGATGATATTGATGCGATTGAAGAAATTATTGAAGTCGCTCATAAAATAGAAATTAAAGAAGCCATGGTATTTATTGAAAATTACATCATCAATAAACCTGCGTTAAAATTAAATGATTAAATAATTTTTATCAATTTATTGATGATATTGATAAAACGTAAAATAGTTTAAAAATATAATCTTTAGATAAATTACCATGGAAATGGATTTTTCAAATGAACCACTTCTCCAACCAAACGTGAACCGTCATGTGCTTTTACCAATAAAGTACCATAGTCTTTTTAAGCAATATAAAGATGCCACAGGTACTTTTTGGAGACCCGAGGAAATCGATTTGACGAGGGATAAAAACGATTGGGAGCGACTGAACAATAATGAACGTCGTTTTATAAAATATGTCTTAGCTTTTTTTGCAGCAAGTGATGGTATTGTTATGGAAAATTTGGCTGAGAGATTTATGTCTGAAATTCAAATACCGGAGGTGCGTGCATTTTATTCATATCAAATTTTTATTGAGCAAGTTCATAGTGAAACTTATAGTTTATTAATAGATACTTATGCTCAAGACGATGATGAAAAATTGGCTTTATTTAAAGCAGCACAAACAATGCCAGTTATAGCTAAAAAGGCTAACTGGGCTTTGAAATGGATATCTGATAAAAAAGCGAACTTTGCAACAAGATTAGTCGCCTTTGCTGCTGTTGAGGGTATCTTTTTTAGTGGGAGTTTTTGCGCAATTTTTTGGCTTCGCAAGAGGGGATTAATGCCAGGATTAACTTTTAGCAATGAGTTAATTAGTAGGGACGAAGGTATGCATACTGATTTTGCAGTATCATTGTATAGAATGTTGAATAATAAATTATCAAAGGATCAAATATATGAGTTAATTGAGGAGGCTCTATCTATTGAGAAAGAGTTTATAATAGAGGCGTTGCCTTGTAGTTTAATTGGAATGAACTCCGATTTAATGACTCAATACTTGGAGTTTGTAGCGGATAGATTGATAACTCAATTGGGATATGAGAAAAAATGGAACACTGAGAATCCATTCGAGTTCATGGAGCTCATTAGCTTGAGACCGAAGACTAATTTCTTTGAAAATAGGGTTGGAGAGTATAGGAAAGCGGATGAGGGAGATGCGTTAGAAATCGTGGATGATTTTTGAGAGAATTATTTTTCGCGAAATCTTGTTTTTACAAATTAGAATAAATAATGAAATACAATAAAAATAAGTATTTTGATAAAGGTGGCTACGGTCACAACAAACCTAAAAACCCAGAAAAGAGACAGGAAGATAGACCTCTTGAGATTGTTCATTACATTCCTGTTGAATATTACAGAAGTCCACAAGAATTTTACCAAGAGACAGTAGATCCCAATGCTCCACATGAATTCTATCCAGAAGGAAGTGTTCCTCACGAGATGCAGTATTATTTTAATCCCAATGAACCATTCTTCCAACATCCTGAACATCAAGGTGAACCTATTTTACATCCTCATCCAAACGAGCAATTTTTCCCACCAGATTTTTATCATCAAAACCCACATTTTATGCATGATCAACGTGATGATATGCCTGATAGAAAATTAGGTAAACAAATCATCCAACAAAATAAAAAGATTTTAGGGGAAAATCGTCCATTGGGAGATTATAAAAAGAAAATCGTTAGTTTAGATGATTTGATAGAATTATCCAATGAGGTAGAAAAAATGGATTTCACAAATATTTCACTTAACCAAAGCCATCTCCTCAATTTAAGAGATCCATTAATCAAACTTAAAAATCTGATTGGGATGGAATCTATAAAGAAAAATATCTTCAATCAACTCATCTTTTTCCTCCAAAATATAGAACCACAATACCCACATATGCTTCACACTTGTATAGAAGGACCACCTGGATGTGGTAAAACTGAATTAGCGAATATTTTGGCAACAATATATGCAAATTTAGGCATTATTAACGAATCTAAGGTTGTTATTGCGCGTAGAAGTGATTTGGTAGCTGGGTTTTTAGGTCAAACCGCTCAAAAAACCCAGGATTTAATTGATTCCGCCAAAGGAGGTGTTCTTTTAATAGACGAAGCTTATTCATTGGGAAATGAAGATAAAAAGGATAGCTTTGCTAAAGAATGCATAGATACTTTGAATCAAAATTTAACTGAGGGAAAAGGTGATTTCATATGTATCATAGCGGGTTATAAGGAGGATTTGGAGAAGTCATTTTTTGGGTTTAATTCAGGATTGGAAAGAAGATTTCCATATAGATTCTCCATAGAGGAGTATGATGCGACACAACTTTGTAAAATATATAAATTTATATTGGAAAAGAATAATTGGAAAGTTGACGTCGATCGAGAGAATGATATTGTAGATTTTTTAAGGGAACATAGAGATGATTTTAAGTTCAATGGGGGAGATTTAGAGAATTTGGTCCATTTCTCTAAGCTAGCATATGCACAAAATAGAATAATGAATGTGAAAAATCAAGATAAAATCATTAGATTGGATGATTTCAAAAATGCTTATGAAATGTATATGTTTAATAAGAAGAAGGATGTGAAAGAAAAAGCAGCACCTAACTATATGTATAGCTAGAATGGAAAAAATGCGTATCTAGACTAGGTTTTTTGAGATTCTTCGAAACTAAAAAACTTCGTTTTCTAAAAAAAATTGATGGCGTGCATTGAACAAGTCAATGCACAGCCAATAGGTTTTTTTAGAAAACTTCGTTTTCTAAAAAAATTGATAGTCATTTTCATCTGCATTCCATCCAATCATAAAACTATGAACTCTAACATAATCTCTACATATAACTCATCCGGAGTTAATTCTTCCAAAATTGAAAGCAAAAGGAATTTTGGTTTTGGAAAAACGATTGTAAAAAACAAAAGATACATTATCAATCATTTTATGAATTTAAATGGAGAGGAAAGATATATAAGAAGTTCAAAAGATATTTATTGCACTAAGCCATACATTAACAAGAGTTTTGTCGATTGTGCTAATAAGGACCTCGACAATGAATTTGTCGATTGTGCTTGCTGTGGTGGTGGCGGTTGTGGATACTGCTCCTAAAAAATTAAAAGAATAATTAATTAATTAAATATTTTCACATTATAATATAATGGATGCTATTTTCCCTTTAGATAAAAATTTTTGTAAGAATTTTAAAGAAAAAAATAACCCAGAACTATACCCAACAAAATTACCAAAATACATAACTAACTCAGTTAGCGTTAATACGCTTAAATTTGCGAAAGAAGTATATTTCAAAGAAAGACTTTGTTTTTTACATAATGTAGTTGATTATCTATTCTATTTTAACTATCCCAACATTGAGGTCGTAGATGAAAATGCCCTTCTATTCTTTCTTAAAATATATAGGCTCTATGAGATGATGGGCGCAAAAATATTAAATTATCATTCTAATAAAGACTCAGTTCTTATTTTTAATAACAAAGTCAAAAAAAATAAACTGTTCAAGTATGCCCTTGTTTTAAGTATCCTAGAAGGAAAATCATTTGATGTAGTAATTACCGTGGAGGACAATATTATTTTACAGGCAATAAAATTATCAAGAAAAATGGATTTTGAGAATAAGGATTCATTAGATGATATTTTCAATGGATATCTACGTTGGAGTATCTTCACACCAGAATTCTATAAAAAAATGACAATTGATAGAGTTCCTAGGAATAAGATTGAGAAGTTTTTGTCTAGTGAATTCAATAAACTCAAAAATGCAAATCCAAATTATATATCAAATATGCATAAACAATTCATGCTGCAATATAATTCTTTAATGGAAAAATTAGATAAATTTTATAAGACCGCCAATTACAAGAATTTCACAAAAACACTCAAAATAAAGAAGTTTGTTTTTCCCTTAAAAGAATATTTTGGACCTGATAAACCTTTCACCTATAATTTCTTCAAAAAAATGGTGGATGACTTCGAATTGGAAGTGAAAAATAAACTAAAAAAATGAAATTTAAAGAATATTTTTATTCTTTATTAAAGGAATATGACCGCTATAGACGAATATATTAATTACCAATTGGAAGCAGAATCCAAATATGGTCCAAATACGATCGTCTTTTTTGAAAATGGTACATTTTATGAAGTTTATGGTGTAGACAATGATAAAGAAAAAGTTGGACAACCAAAGAGAATTGGAGAAATTCTCAATATTGCTATCACAAGAAAAAATAAAAAAATACTAGAAAATTCTAGAAAAAATCCATTAATGGTTGGAGTTCCAACTGCTCACTCAGAGAGACACATTAAATCCTTGATAGCATCTGGTTTTACTATTGTTTTTGTAGAACAGACAACTATTCCACCCAATCCTGAAAGAGCAATAACTCACATATTATCTCCAACCACTTACATAGCAGATGAATATAGAACAGAGAATAACTATGTTCTTTCTATTTATTTTGACACTGAAAAGTCCAATCTTGGAGTTGGAATGTGTGCCTATGATTTAACAACAGGTGATGGAATATTTTATCAAACCTTTATAACCAATAAAGAAGTCGTTTTGGAAGAGGTGTACCGATTTATGGAAGCAATTGATCCAAAGGAAATTATAATTAATATGGAAAATTGCGAGATCCCTTTCCCAGAGATAAAAGACCATCTTGAATTATATAGGCATCAATTTTACATTAGAGAACTTAAAAAGGACTATTTCAAGATTGGATATCAAAATCAAATATTGACTAAGGTGTTCCCTGATGAGAAATCTATGTTGAGCCCAATCGAGAGATTAAATTTGGAATTCCAATCTTTATCCACTCTTGCAATTATGTTGGCTCTAGATTTTATTTTTGATCACGATGAAAGAATTTTAAGATCTTTGAATCCACCAAGAGAATGGGAAGAAAAGAAGCATTTAATTTTAAATAATAACACACTTTATCAATTGAATATTGTTTGTGATGGAAGCCAAGGAAATGCAAAATCATTATTGGATATTATTAATTGCACTAAGACTATAATGGGTAAGAGAGCATTGAAAAATTGGATGTTAAATCCAATTATATGTCCAGTTACATTGGAAAAAAAATACAAATTATTGGAAAAAATTATGGAAAAACAATTATGGAAGGCATATGATAGAGATTTGAGTATGGTTATAGATTTGGAAAGATTTTTTAGAAAAATGAGTATTGGATATCTTCTTCCTCACGAATTATCTTCATTTGAGATATCCTTGGATGCAATCAAAAATATTATAGAGAGATCTCAAAGTGATTTCACTGAATTGGATAATAATTTCATAGATATTTATTCAATTGGAGAAGAAACAAAAACAAAATTCCTCCAATTTTACGAAAAATATTTCAATACATTTGATTTGAATATTATGGCAAAATTTTGTATGAATGATATTAATCAATCTTTTTTTAAGATTGGAGTTGAACCTGAATTGGATGAAATTCAACAAAAGATAATTAAAGAAAGAGATTTTTTTGAAAAAGAAGCTACAAGATTAAGTAAACTAATTGATGTAGCAGATGCTATAAAATTCGATCATAATGATAGAGATGGCTATTTTTTAAGAACAACGTCAAAGAGAGGTGAACTTTTGGAAAAGAAATTGGGAAAAGGAAGTGTAAAGAATACTGGAGCAAATGTATGCAGAGTTATTGATAAAAAATTGGAAGAATCCAATTTAAGATTGAGAAAAGCAGAGGCAGATATTCGAGATAATGTTCGCGATTGTTTTATAAAATGGTGTGAGAGGGAGTACAGGGAAAATCATGAAATTTTCACAATTATAATTAAATTTATTGCCACCATAGATATGGTGTTAAATCAAGGAAAAATTTGTAAAGAAAATTGTTATAATCGCCCAATAATTGCTAAAAAAGGAAATAATAGCTATTTCAATGCCAAGGGATTACGTCATCCAATCATTGAAAAAATAACGGAAACATTATATGTTCCCAATGATATTGAAATAGACGGAACCGGAATTCTATTGTATGGATTAAATGGTGGAGGAAAATCATCTCTTCTCAAGGCTGTAGGATTAGCTACTGTTATGGCTCAAATGGGTATGTTCGTTCCAGCAGATAATTTAACTTTTTTCCCTTTCAAAACTCTATATACTCGAATTATGGGTAATGATAATATTTTTAGAGGATTGAGTAGTTTTGCATTGGAGATGACTGAGTTGAAAACGATTTTACAGTACAGTAATGAAAGATCATTGATATTGGGAGATGAGATTTGTAGAGGAACTGAGATACATAGTGCATTAAGTATTGTAAGTAGTGCTGTTAGTGTTTTATGTAAGAAAAGAACAAATTTTTTATTTGCAACTCATTTGCATAAATTACACGAAATAGATGTTGTTAAAAGTTGCCCTAATTTACGTCATTTTTATATTGATTTAACAATGGAGAATGGTAAATTAATATTTGGAAGAAGAATTTATGAGGGAATTGGAAGAAAATTATATGGATTGGAAGTAGCTGAGCATATAGTTGAACATGAAGAGTTTTTAGCATTGGCAAATAAAGTAAGAAGACAATTATTGGAACAAGAAGACACCGAGATAGTTTCTACAAAAAAGAGTCAATATAATCAAGAGATTTATGTTGATAAATGTGAGGTTTGTGATGAACCATCCAAAAAAGAAACTCTAGAAGTACATCATGTCAATAGTCAAAAATTTGCTGACTGTGATGGTTCTATTGATTTTTTCAATAAGAATCATAAAGGAAATTTAGTCGTTTTATGTCATGAACATCATAATAAGGTTCACCAGGGAGAAATTATTTTGAATGGATGGGTTGAGACTTTGGAAGGAAGGAAATTGGATTGGAGTGAAAAAGAGATAAAATCGACTGCCAGAGTTCATGTTGTTGAAAAGAAAGAAGGATTGGAAGAAGAGGTTAGAAATAAAATTAAGAGTTACGAATATTTGACAAAAAATTTGTCTTTGAGAACTATAAAAGAAAAAATAAAAAAGGATACTCAAATTAATGTTTCAATCCAACAGTTGAAACAAATATTTAATTGTTAATTACTCGACGACCAAGAGTCTGAGGGGCAGCGGTTTGCTGTTTAAGAATCTTTTGAACCTGAGAAATATCAAGTTCAAAATTCTCATCCTGGGCGGTTGTCTCAGTTTTAGAGTCATTTCCAAGATTTGCCTGACCACGAGACAACTGCTCAACGCGCTTTTGAAGTTTTTGGTTTTCTAGAGTAAGTGAGGAAACAATACCAATTAATTTATTGATAGCGTTTTCTATAACACCAAATTTCATTTCAAGCTGTCTGCTCATTCTTCCTTCATTAAGATGCATAGTTATGTATTCTAAAGAATTAAATATATAAAATTAAACGAAAAAAGTGATTTCTTTTTATTTAAAAGTATTATATATATAATATATAGAAAAATGTTACCACCTGTTAGATGTTTTGGTTGCAATAAGGTATTAGCACATTTATGGGAGCCATATGAAAAAAAATTACAAGAGGCTACAAATGAGTCAATTTTAGAAAAAGATAAGAAAACTTTAGTTGTTAGTGTGGATAACGCAAAAACTCCAGAATGTCGAGCTTTGGACGAATTGGGAATTGAGAGATATTGCTGTCGTTCCACGATGATGGGAACAGTTGTTCTCACGGATGATATAACGAAAACAAGTTATTCAAATGTTTGAAAAAATATAAAAATTTAATTTTTATATTTAAATTATAAATTTAACGTCTCTTGGAAGAAGAACGTTTTTTGCTGGACTTAGAACGAGATTTGGATTTCTTCTTCTTTCCACCAGACATCATCATCATAGATGGAGCATTATGTCTCTCTGCCTGGTAGCATTCCTTAACGCTCATATGTCCATCAGAGCCACCACGCTGCTTGTTGGAGTTGCGGGAGCGGCTGCGAGAACGGCTGCGGCTACGGGAACCACCGCGCTTGTTATCTTTACGTTTTTGGCTGCGAGAACGGCTGCGAGATTTGCCTCCCTTCTTGCTCTTGCGGCTCTTTGAACGAGATTTGCTGCGAGATTTGGATTTGGATTTCTTCTTTTTTCCACCAGACATCATCATCATAGATGGGGGCATAACAGTGGTGAATGAAGCAGGGCTTCCCATTCCCATTCCATAAGAAGATGAAGATGCAGGGCTACCCATTCCATAAGAAGATGAAGATGAAGCAGGGCTAGCACTTCCCATTCCAGAAGCAGGGCTTGCCATTGCTGGTGAAGCCGCAGTTGCCGCTGCCATAACAGAACTCATGCTTTGACCACCACGCTGTCTACGACGGTTAGAACGGCTGCGAGATTTGCCTCCCTTCTTGCTCTTACGGCTCTTCGAACGAGATTTGCTGCGGCTCTTAGATTTTCTCTTACCACCAAACTGGTTACTATCATCATAGTTAGAAACAGGGGCAATAGCAGATGTAGAAACAACATTACCATCAGCATCTACCTCACGTTTCATGCTGCTTTGACCACCACGCTGTCTGCGACGGTTAGAACGGCTGCGGCTCTTAGATCTTCTCTTACCACCACTCATCATATGATGAGATGAAACAGGTAATGGGACAGGAGATGGGCTAGCATTAGCAACATTTACCATGGGAGTTTGACCTCCACGTTGGCGGCTGCTGGAACGGCTACGAGATTTGCCACCCTTCTTTGACTTTGATTTGCTGCGACGCTTAGCATCGAGGCGGTCAAGAGCAAGAAGACCAGCGGCAGTTACAAAACCGTCCCATCCAGTTGGGGCGATGAGCTCAGTAACAGTTCCCAACATACCTCCCTTCTTGGAACGAGATCTAGAACGAGATTTAGAGCGGGATTTGGAACGACCTCCGTTCTTGTTGTTATTGTTACGACTGCTAGAACGGCTGCGGCTCTTCTTGGAACGACCTCCACTGAAAACAGTCTCTTTTAATTGAATTAGCTCGCCAGCGCCGCCATTCTTATTATTGCGGCGACGGCTTGAAGATCTATTTGATCTACCATTTCGAGATTTTGATGGCATCTTATATTTAAAGTAAACATAAAAATTTTCAGTAAATTGAGTATTAAAATCTTTCTATTTTTTTGTTTAGAAATTCATATTCTGCTTCATCTTCCTCTTCTTCATCACTCGATTTATAGTCTAAATATCTTTCAATTTCAGCTTCCTTAAATTCCTCTTTATGTGAAGAATAATTGTCAACAAAACTAACAAAATCATTATAACTTTGAGAATCCCTTTCTACACAATAAAATTTTTTCTCTAATAAATCCATAAAGTAGTTATAAAATCCTCCATAATCATCTGAGTATAAATCAAAGTATAAATCATCCAATCCATTTTTGAATTGACTTAATTCCTCCTTCTTTTCTTCTTCCTTTAATCTCCAAATCTCCTCCTTTCTTTTCCTTGACAAAGTGTTATATTCCATTGTCCCAATTATAAAAATTATTATTCATATTTTTTTAAATTGGAATAAATAATTTTTGTTAAATCATAAAATCCTTTGTCATCTTCACTTACTCTCATCTTATCTAGAAATCTTTCATCATAATTTATCAAACAATCATAAATATGATTTAAATTGTCCCATTCATTATCTAAAAATTCCCTATAATTTCTCCTTCTTAAGTATGTATCCCTTCTTAAATATTTAATGGGTTTTATATCATCTAATTTAACAACTTCCCTTTTATCTTCATTATTATTCTTAACCCAAACCACTTGCTTAATATTTTCAACTGGTTTTACTATGTATTCAATCTTTTCCTCTTTAACCTCATCTACAGGAACAATATCTTCCTTAGTAGAAACTAATGCTTTTTTGAATGCCCCAGGAATATAAACCCCCATTATTGATAATTACAATCTAAATATTTTTAAGTAGTTTTCATTTTTTAATTTTTCTTTTTAAACAATTTTCAATTGTTTGTTGTCTATTATTATAAATAAAATCTATGAATCTATTCGCAGACTTCTCATCATTAAAAAATTCTTTTGATTTCTTTATTAAATATTCTTTTGAAACGCTCTCAGTTCGTTTTGATTCACCCATTGTTATTACCACATTTCCCAATTCGATCTTACTCTTATTCATTTTATTTTCCTGCATGTATCCAACAATCTTGTTTTCCAATCCATCGCATTGATCTTTATATAATTTAATTTTCTTTTGGAAAGGAACAATTTGAGAACTTGTCTCTTTGATTTTATCTTGAATAGTATTCCATTCAAGAATTGCTTTTTTAAATTCTTGACTCATTATTATAAAAATGATAAAAAATTATAAATGTATTCCTAATTCTTTCGCCTTTCTTCTAGTCACAACTCCATTGTGAGGATTTTTCTTATCTTTATTTTTCTTACTAGAACTCTTCTTCTTTACTCCTCCATCCTTAACTGACTTTTTCTTCTCATCCTTCTTCTTAGATTTACTCTTCTTTTTTTCCTTCTTCTTATCTTCAACAACAACTTTAACAGCCTTCTCTTTGTTTGGCTTCCAATCATTGAAAACACCATCAATTAATCCATACTCTAAACAAGTTTGATAATTCCACCATTCATCCTTCTTTAACATTTTCTTCAACTGCTTCCTATCCAAATTAGTATGTTCCTCATAAACACTATAAATCTTCTCCATAAACTTCTTACTGTTACCTAGATCTTCCTCCATTTCATCGTATTTACCCCAGCATCCTCCACGCAATTGATGAATAAGCATCCATGAACTAGGAGTCATATATCTTTCCTTGGCTACTACACTAATAAGAGTAGCTGCACTTGCTGCACATCCTTCAATAATTGATACAATTGGGATTGGACAATTTTTTATGTAATCAAGTGTGGAAAAACAAGCAAGTAATTCACCACCAAAGCTATTGATATGTAAATAGATTTTTGCTGGCTCACAATCAAAATCAAGACTATGTCTCTTAAGTTCCTTAGTCAAATGAACAATTTCACGATTTAATTCAAGACAACTCTCCGTGCAAACATCCGTGTAAAAATATATATGATTATGATTGCGAGACACACCTGAATGTGATCCACCACCCATTCCAAAAATTTTACTTATGTCAATCTTGGGAGGTTCATCATCATCTTCGAAATCATCTTCGTCATTTCTTCTAAAGAATTTTTTGAGAGGGTTATTAAAGGGCTTTGCAGAGTAAATTGGATTCTTATTGAATTTTCCTGGGATCATTTTCATAATGTTATTTGTATTTTTTTCTTTAAGTCTTTTTAATCGATTGAAATATATTGTTAAACCAATATAAAAATAAATAAATGCCAATAAAATGCATTCAAGAAGGATATGATAAGCGACCTCATTACAATTATCCCCCTAGTAG